TGGTCCACAGGCATACAGTGCTTGGACTGACGAACTTTGCGCTTGGCGCAATGCACAAGAGACTTGGGACATGATGATGTTCGGTCTACGTCTAGGACGTAAGCCACAAGTCTTTGTAACAACAACCCCCAAAACAACAAAACTGCTAAGAGGTATTATCGCTGATGATAAGACACTTATTAGTACAGGAAGCACCTTTGATAATGCGGCTAACTTAGCTGGCACTTTCTTAGATGCAGTTAAGAAGACCTATGAAGGCACACGTCTTGGTAGGCAAGAATTATATGCAGAAGTATTAGACGAAGCGTCAGGTGCGCTTTGGAATAGGAAACTCCTACATTCATGTGAGATAGACAAGGACGAAGTTCCTCAGTTAGCACGTATCATAATTTCCATCGACCCTGCGGTTACATCGAATACTGATAGTGATATGACTGGTATGATTGTCGCTGGCATAGATGTTAATGGAGTAGCCTACGTATTAGAAGATCACACTGATCGTTACACACCGCAACAATGGGCATCTAAAGCCATTGAGTTATATCGTAAACACATGGCTGACCGCATAGTAGCGGAGAAGAACCAAGGTGGAGATATGGTGCGTCACACTCTGCACACTGAAGACGAAAACGTGCCAGTCAAACTTGTACACGCAAGTAGAGGCAAAATGGCTCGTGCTGAACCTGTCTCTGCTTTATATGAGCAAGGTAAAGTCAAACACGTCAAAGGATTGAATGATTTAGAGGATCAGATGGTACAGTGGGAACCTTTAGGGTCCACAGGCTCACCAGACCGTCTTGATGCAATGGTATGGGCTATAACGGATCTATCACTTAATGGATATGCAAAACCACAGCTAGTTCTGGCATATTCTAACGCTAAAGGCTTAAAGTAAAATGGTAAAGAAACTCTCACAGACGGAATCGACAGCGATACTAGGTATCTCTGGTGAAAATACAATTAACGGTCAGATAAGGTCTGATGAGTTTCTGCCTGAGTTACGAGGCAAAAAAGCGATACGAAAGTACCGTGAAATGCGTGATAATGACAGTACTATTGGTGCAGTTATGTACGCTACAGAACAGGTTTTACGAGATGTAGACTTAAAAGTATGTCCTTGTGACGATTCTGAGGAAGCTAAACGCGAAGCTGACTTTGTTGAGAGTGTTTTATGTGATATGGATCATACGCTAGACGATCACATAGCTGAAGCTCTATCTTGTTTGTCGTATGGCTTTGCATGGTTCGAAGTAGTATACAAACGCAGAGTTGGTCCTACTCAATCAAATGATAAGAAGAGATCTAAGTATACTGATGGTAGAATGGGTGTACGTAAGATAGCAATGAGAGCGCCTTGGACAGTATCTAGGTTTGATGTAGATAATAAGACTGGTGACATACAAGGTGTCTATCAAGATGGTGGTTATGCAGGTACTACGAAACATTATATCCCTTCTCGTAAGAGCTTGTACTATCGTACTACTAGCCTTAACGGAGATCCTAGTGGGCGTTCTATCTTGCGTAACGCTTATACTTCTTATGAGTATCTTAATAACTTACAAGCTATTGAAGCGATTGCTGTAGAGCGAGAGTTAGCAGGTATTCCAGTAGCACGTATTCCATCGGAGTACCTATCCCCAGATGCTACATCATCACAAGTACAGTTTAAGTCTAATCTTGAGCAGATACTACGTGACGTTAAGTTTAATGAACAAGGTTACATAATTACTCCTTCAGATACATACCCTGATAAGGATGGAAGTCCTACTAATATTAGGTTAGTTGATGTGGAGCTTATGTCTTCAAGTGGTTCTAGGAACATAGACATTGACCCCATAGTAAAAAGGTATCAACACGATATTGCTAGGAGTGTCTTGTCAGAGTTCCTAATGCTTGGTAGTCAAGGCGGTTCATACGCTTTGTCGAAGAGCAAGACAGACTTGTTCCTCCGCGCACTTGAGAGTTACATCCAGCAAATTGTCGATGTCCTCAATAAGCAATTAGTCGAGAGACTGTGGGAGTTGAACGGTCTGGACTATTCGTTGATGCCGACTATTGAAGCTGGCGATGTTGCACCTCACGACTTACGTGAAATTGCAGGGTTCTTGCGTAACCTTAACGGCGCAGATATTAGCGTTAGTGACCATCCAGAAGTTATACAAAACCTTATGGACATAGCAGACCTAAATTATGACCCCGATAGGGAAACAGAAACAGAAGAGCAAGAAGCTCTTGAAGAACAGGAAGAATAATAATGGCATTTCTAGACAACAGAGTGTTTGATAATGGTTTAACCATACTAGACACAGAAGCAAACGTAGTTCACGTAACTTCAGCAGAAGCTACAACTTATGCGGCGGCTACATCTACACTATCACTAGGTAACTCTACCTCACTTTCCATTGCGGCTCCTTCGGATCGTACTGGTGGTGGACGTAAAGTCACTGTATCAGCTATCTCAGACGGCTCAATTACAGGTACAGGTACAGTTACTCACTACGCTCTAGTAGACACAACTAACACACGTTTGTTAGCTACAGCGGCTCTTACAGCATCACAGTCAGTTACAAGTGGTAACACATTTACATTGGCTTCATTTGATATTGGTATCCCTGATCCATCTTAAGGAATAAACTATGGCACTTGTTATTAAAGATCGTGTAAAAGAAACAACTACTACAACTGGTACTGGGACTTACACATTAGCAGGTGCTGAAGTTGGTTTTCAATCATTCTCTGCTATCGGTAATGGTAATACTACTTACTATACTGTTACTGATGGTGGCGACTGGGAAGTTGGTATTGGCACGTACACTGCTTCTGGAACCACTTTAGCACGTACAACAATACTATCATCTTCTAACAGTAACAACGCAGTTAGTTGGTCAGCTGGAGAGAAGTTTGTATTTGTAACTCAACCTTCATCTAAAGCAAACTATCTTGATGCGTCTGGAAATGTAACTGGAACACAGTTTGACGAATATTTAGACTTTAAAACAGCATCTTCAAACCCTTCCCACACTGAAGGTCGTGTTTTCTATGATCAAACAAGAGACAGTTTAGCATATTATAACAGCGATAGCGCAATGACAGTACATACAGGTCAAGATAGTTTATTGCGTGTTTACAACGATACTGGGTCAACCATTACGTCTGGAACGCCAGTGTATCTAACTGGTGAAAGTAGTTCTATACCTACGATTGCACCAGCAAGTGCGTCTAGTACAGTTGAAGCCAGCTATGCAGTAGGCGTTCTTTCTACAGATATAGCTAATAGTTCAACAGGATTTGTTGTAACTGGTGGTATTGTTTTCTTTGATACATCATCATTGACTGCTGGTGAAAGAGTTCATGTTGGCGTAACGGCTGGAACATTACAGGAAGCCGCACCTTCATATCCATATTTTGCTACAGATATTGGCTTATGTTTGGTTTCATCTGCATCAGGTGGTTGTGTCTATGTAGAAATAGAACATCATACCTTCGAAGTATTTAGGGTAACTGGTAATTCACACTTTGACGCTGATATTACTGTAGATGGCGATTTAACTGTTAACGGTACGCAGACTATTACTAATAGTAACAACATTGCCTTGTCTGGAGCTTTTAGCTACTTCAACTCTGGGGATACTATCGGTGAGGCTAATACTGTACACACTGGCACTGGTCTGGACGATGCTATCTTTACTGGCCACTACAACGGTACAAGCTCAAACAAGACCTTTAAAGTTAAGATTACAACCCTAAAGACTGGTAGTGACGAAGACTTCTTCCGTTGGTCCACAGATAACTTTGCAACTCAGTCAGCTGAGATTGAAATTACAGGCGAAGATCAGCTTCTTGAGGAAAACATAAACATCAAGTTTAACGCTACCTCTGGTCACACACTAAACGACATATGGTCTGGAACAGCTTCCCCAGTTAATGTAGATACTGGTATAGCATCTAATAGGAATACTGGTACATCAGGAGTTGGTTATACCCACGTAGGTGCTTACTTTGATGTATCTACTAACTACTGGACATTCTTTGATGAGTATGCTCCAGAACCTACAGGTACTATAGATACTGGTCACGCCTCATTTTCCTACGGGACTATAAAAGTAGATGCTGTAATAGGAAACCTAACAGGTAACGTCACAGGTACTGCATCTAATGCTTCTCAGTTACTTAATGCTAGAACTATCAGTCTTAGTGGAGATGTAACTGGATCAGTGTCGTTTAACGGAAGTGCAGACGCAGATATAACAGCAACAGTAGTAAATGATAGCCACACACATGACACCCGATATGTGCAAAAGGCTGGAGATACGATGACAGGTACACTTAATGCTACAACAGTAGACTTTGGTGACTGGACTATAACTGAAAGTGGAGGCTCTCTTTACTTTGCTTACAGTGGAACAAATAAATTCAAACTCGATAGTAGCGGAACATTGTCTGTGACTAATGACGTACAGACTGACCAAACCATAACATAAGCTAATAGTGAGTACACGAAGATGGCAGTAAAAATAAACGGCACTGAGGTAATTGACGACAGTAGAAACGTAGTAAACGTGGGCAATGTCGATGGCAGAGATGTATCTGTCGATGGGGCTAAACTAGATAACGTATCTGCTAATGCAGACGTTACTGCCACAGCTTTACCTACAGCATTAACAGGTTTATCTACTAGTGCATCTCCAGCGTCTAATGACCTTATTGTGTCGTATGATGTTACTGATAGCACTTGGAAAACAGCTACTGTTACAGCTACTGCTCTTCAAGGTCAGAAGGGACAGAAAGGCGAAGTTGGAGCTACTGGATCTCAAGGTATTCAAGGTAATACTGGAGCAACTGGTAGTGCTGGTTCTGCTGGAGCTAAAGGCCAGAAAGGTGAGGTCGGTGTAACTGGTAATACAGGATCGACTGGAGCTAAGGGTCAAAAGGGCGAAGTTGGAGTTACAGGTAATACTGGGTCAACAGGATCGGCTGGTCAAAAAGGACAGAAGGGCGAAGTGGGAGCTACGGGAGCTACAGGTAGTGCTGGATCTAACGGTTCTGCTGGAGCTAAAGGCCAAAAGGGTGAGGTTGGCGAACAAGGTATACAAGGTAATGCTGGTAATACAGGTTCAACTGGTTCCCAAGGTCAAAAAGGCCAAAAGGGAGAAGTTGGTGCATCTGGAGGTACAGGCTCTACTGGACAAAAGGGACAGAAGGGTGAGGTTGGAGCTACAGGTTCTACAGGCTCAACTGGATCAACTGGTAGTACAGGTTCGCAAGGACAAAAGGGACAGAAGGGTGAAGTAGGTAATACTGGCTCAACTGGTTCAACTGGTTCTCAAGGTCAGAAAGGCCAAAAGGGAGAAGTAGGAGCGCAAGGTAATACTGGTAATACTGGTAGTACAGGCGGTACTGGTTCTACTGGACAAAAGGGACAAAAGGGGGAAACGGGTTCTACTGGCGGTACAGGATCTACAGGTTCAGCTGGTCAGAAAGGCCAAAAAGGACAAACTGGATCAACTGGCTCTCAGGGAGCTACAGGCTCTACAGGCTCTACTGGTGGTACTGGATCTACTGGACAAAAGGGTCAAAAGGGTGAAGTAGGGGCTACTGGCCCAGCAGGTAATCCATCAACATCTTATGGAACTGTTGGTTCTTATGCGTTATTAAAAAATACAAACAACCCTGCAAACTGG